CGTCTGGCATAATAAATCACCTCCTATGTTTATCATATCATTCATTAAAGTTTCGTGTCCCATTAGATGTACCTCAAGGTAATTTTTATTGTAGTTCCTACACTACCTTCAACAGCTACTCGCACTTTATCATTAAGATAAAATGCACTACTGCTAAAGTTTAGCCTCTCATTGTTACAGGCAGTATTTTCTTTTTGCAGAGCAATGTATTCATTACTGCTTAAAGTTTTGTAATCTACTTCACTAAACAAAACAACTCTTGATTCAACAGTATTGATAATAATACTAATGTTATTATCAGCTTCAATCATTACACCACATAGCTTTCCATTAATCTTTGTGCTAATGCCTTCAGCTTTATTGTCCTCACCAACAATCATTTGTAGTTTTACATCCGTTACATTTCCCATTTTAGTTCAACTCCGTAATCGGTAAATATGTGCATCTGCAACTAACGTGTGCAGGCAATAAACCTGATATTTCATTAATGTTAAATATTCTTCCATTTAAATCTAAACAGATAGGACAAGTTCTTTCACTCATACTTGCAACCCATCGTACTTGCTGAATCTCTGCACTTTTGTAACTCTTGATAGCACCTTCTGCAGCTGCTCTAGTAGTTTCTGTTCTTGCTATTAATAAAGCCCTCTCTTTTGAATTTTTTGAAATTAAAGGAATGCCTTTATCATCCTTAACAATAACCCCATTCTGAGTTTTTAACAAATTAGGAACTTTAACATTCTTCATAATATTTCTTTTAATCTGTTGTATGCTTTCTCCCTTTTCAAATCCATTCATTAAGACTGTTCTTAGCTTACTAATCTTTTCTTCAGATAATTTTCCCCTCAACTCATCTAATTGGTCTCTTGCAGCTAAAAAACTAAAATCATATTTCTCTAAAAACTTTTGAATGTCTTTCTGATACTTAGTATAATTAAACCCTAACCATTCTTTTAATGAATAATCTACACCACTTTTATATTCGTGACATCCACAATATTCTTGTCCGTGGATTTCATAATCTTTTGCCAACACTAAAGGACTAAGGAGTTCACTCTTCTTCTTTTTAGGCACTATAGGTTGTTCCTTTATTTCTTCTATTTTTTGGGGAACATCAGGTTGTTTCTCTTGACTAACTTGTCCAGGAACAGGAGGTTGAGGTTCGTTTTCTTCACGTTCTCTTTCCTCTTTCATACTCTCAATTTCTTCTTCACCAAACTCAAATGTTCTCGCTAGTTCTTTCTCTAGTCTAGTCCTTAAGGCCTCACTGCTTAAAGGAGCTTTCAATAATTGGGTTATTCTATCTAGTTTAGCATTACGTTCTTCAGCACTAGGTTGTCCCCATTCAAACTCAACGTGAACATCTATTCCCTGAGCAATCAAAACTCTTCTGAAAATCTTTTCTTCAATTACTTTCTCAATCTCTGCTTGTTTTGCTTTAATATTTCTTTGAAAACCATCCATTTGGACTTTTGCAAGTCCTTCTGGAATACTTCCTTTTCCCAATAACACTTGAGGTATTTGCAAAGCAGCACTAAAAGCCTCCATACCCCACTCAAGTGGAAACGTAAATTTGTCACCTATATCCCCAAAGTTCAATGTTTCTACTTCTATTCCAGGACCAAATACCCACTCGTGATTGTTCCTCATCAATTGCATCTTCTCACCAATTGCATTAACATCTCCTGCAGAGGGTAACATAGTTCCATCCTTATTACCTACATATTTTACAATCATAGGAGAATTAGCTTTACGCTTCATCAATAGATACATATCGTTTTTTGCTTGTAATACATCTTCAATAATGGTATGGGCAGGATAAATTAATCCTAGACCATACGCCATATCTCCAATTCCATTTAAACTAAAATGGGCTACTTCTTCAGTAGTAAAATCAATAACTTCATTATTAGTAGAAGAAAAAGCATCAGTCATTCCAATGAATTGTTTATACCCTTCTATCTTTCCAGTTTCATCTCTTTGAATAAACATAAACTTAGAATCAAGCACTTTAATAGAATCGATAATGTCATCATCTCCTTCTCCTAGTTCAACATATCCTGTTCCTTTAACGAAAGCTTCTAGTATCCATTTTCTTAATATAGAATCAAAACCAACGTCCTGCATCCATTGTTCTATTATTTCTTTTGCAGCTGCATCTTTAGAAGTAACATAAAAACCACTCACCATAAAATCAACAAACTTATTTATAGCACCATTGACAAATCCTACTTTTCTATATATCAACTCAATAGTTTCGAGATTGAAAGGGTGTTCTTCTCCTAACTCACTAGGAAATAAAACATCTGTTTTGTCAGTTAAGCCTTTAAACATCTCAGTAATATGTTCTGATTTGACGGCTTGACTTTCATCCACATACATTAGAGGTTCTGATTTTACAGATTCAACTACTGGTTTCTCTTTACCTTTGAATTTATCTATGAATCCCATAATAAAAAAAATATCTCTCCTATGGATGAAAGAGATATCGAATGAGGTTACAATGAAAACAAAGATAATGATTTACTATGACAAAATATATTTTAAGCGTTTTCCTTTTTAAACTTTTGGGTGTAATTATATAATTAAACCCCATATAATATCGGTCTGCTCGTAAAACTACCTATTTTAAATCCAAAACAAGCAAGAGCTAATGCATCCGGAAAGTCATCGTGTCCCCTTTCACTATGATGAATCTTTAAATTACCTGTACCATATATCTCATATCTTAAATCCAGTAGCTGATAAATCATTTTCTTGTGATTGGGTAACTTTAAACCACCATCGATTCCCCTTTTTGTTTTCTCTAGCATAGCTTTAAGATTGGAATAAATATTTTCTTTACTCCTTATAGTAAAAGCATAATCGATAACCTTATGCCCTATTCTTTCTTTTAGTACATCACATACTCCTGCACCTAGGCCTGTTGAATCAATAAATATTTTATCAAACTTAAAAGTCTTATCTAGTAATTGAATCCTTCCTATTGCATCAGTTAAAGCTTTATGTTTAGTTTCAATTATCTTAATAACTTCATAATTCTCTTTATCATAAGGTTTCTTTACAACAATAAACGTAGAAGAATCTTCTCCCATTCTAGCCAAGTCACACCCAAGCATATATTGAGATTTTGGATGCCTTGTTTCTTCCTCTTCTAATTCTTCATCTACACAGGACATTATTAGTTCACGTTTGAAATAAGCATCTACATCTTCTACAAACTCACCATAGATTTCAGTTCTGACATAGATGCTTGAAGCTCCATACTCGTCTATTTCTTTTTGGATTGTTTCGTGATGAAGATGGGGATTGTCAAAACTGTTGAATTGAAAACTAGCAGTATCGCCTTCACCTTTTAGTCCATTATGGAAGTCTTGATAGAATCTATCTTTACCCCAAGGTGTAGAAGTTTGCCATAGTGGAGCTCCAGTATCGAAAATCATAGGTCTTATTGCTCTCCAAGCATCAGATTTAATAAAGGCTGCTTCATCAATAAAGATTCTATCATATCCTGTTCCTCTAAGACTATTGAAGTTCTCAGCAGAACCAAACTCTATCTTAGAACCATTATCAAAAATAATAGTCGGATATGGGCTTATTACCATCTTTTGAATATGTTTAAATAAAGAAGTTCCTTGTAACATCTTAATGATTTCATCATACACCAACTTACTTTGTTTACTAACCGGTGCAACTACAAACTGTTTCTTATAAGTTCTTAGAATTGCCCCTCTGACTAACTCTCCTGAAATGAGTTTAGTCTTACCCCCTCTACGTCCACAACAAATGACTTTGTTCTTAGTTTTATTCCTTAGAATATTTACTTGCTTAGGGTGAGGTTCCCATCCTAAAAAGTACACCTGAAAGTAAACTGGGTCATTTAGTTTCTGAATTGTTTTGCTCATAAAACTTTAGACAAGATACCCCCTGATTTAATCCTTACCCTTGTCACCTCGTTTATTTATATTTTTGAATATTTGTGATATTTCCAATTCTCTATCTGAATATCCCTTATTTTTATTTTTTAATCTTAATTTAACATATTCTTTAAGTAGTGTTGCTTGTTGTTTCTTAACAATAAGATAAGGTAATATCTGTTTAAGACACAAACGAATACCTTCCAAATCCTGAATATATTTTGTTTTTGGAAACTACCTACTTTAGTGGGTAGAGCACGTCATTTCTTATCCTCCATAAATACTTCTGGAAGTGTCTCCTGTTCCAAAAAAGGTTTTATCCTTGCCTTTGCAATTTTAACATACTCTTCTTCCTTTTCAATACCTATAAATTTTCTATTTAATTTTAAACAAGCGATTGCAGTAGTTCCACTTCCTAAAAATGGGTCAAGAACTATCCCTCCTTTTGGAGTTACCAATCTTACAAGGTATTGCATAAGTTTAATTGGTTTAACTGTTGGGTGGTTGTTGTGAAAGTCTGTTGTCCTGTCTTTACCACTGCCTGTTTTCATTTCACCCGATTGTCCCATCATTTTATTTGCTGTACTTCTTGGCTTCTTAGAGATACCTTCGCACCCTTTGTTGCGTTCTTTCTTGTTTGCTTTTGCACAATAGAAGAATCTAGAAGCTCCACCTTTATCACCATATTCCCCATTTGGTCTATTCCCTATACTCCCTGAACCAAAAACATTTCCTTGTCCAAAACCAACTAATGATTTTCTCATTTTTGGTTCTCCTGATTTTACAATCCCACTCTGTTCATCTAACATTTTACCTGCTTCTTCATCTAGTATTATATTAGCTGGGAATCTTCCATAGTTTTTTATTTCTGTTTTAACTTCTCCATACTCACCAAATATCCCACTACCTTTTGCTGATTCTTTAGATTTTGAATGAGTTTCTGTTGTTGTTCCAACCCTACACCCATCTATATTAATTCCACCTACTCCATTCTTTAATACATTATTTGCTACTGTTCCTTTAAAGGGCTTCCGAGCCATTGTAATAGGTTCAAGTGCAGGTTTTAAAGCTGTTCCCCA